TACTAGTGTATGTACCAGTGCCAATTTCAAAAGCATCGCCATCTATGATTGTGTATCTGACAATATTACCATTACTGATACCGCCATCGGCAAATGTTTGGAAACCAGTTATCGCACTACCCAAAGTAATAGTGCCTGTTCCAGTAGTTGCTGTTGCGACTTTTACTCGATTTGCTAGCACGTTAGCCATTTATTAACTCCTAGCTTGGGTCAGGAATACCAACGTCCAATGCTTCTAATGAGAATGTGTTGCCAGATGTAACAGATTGACTTGCTGTGAGAGAGCCAGTGACTAATAATCTACTGTTATTTGTATCTGTGAGAGCATAATGTGTTGCAGTACCAGTTCCTGTTACAGAACCATCGCTGATTGCGCTCATTGTGACTTTACGTCCTCCGCCTGTTCTATCCGCTGGTGCGCTAATTGCAACAGATGTGGAGTTGCCAAGAGTATGCGTAGAAGTGGCTTCTGCGTATGTCGTGCTTTCTTGTGACGTCACATCGACCCTTGTCGCCTCAGTATCAAGAACCGTTAGTCCGTTATCTAATATTCTATCTGCTATTGTTGCCATGTTAATAACTCCTTATTTTAATGCGACGACCGGAACCGCCTGTTTTGGCTCGTTCGCCCTCACTGTTAATATTCTTGACTGCATTTTGATATAAAGACGCCCAGACAGTCAGCCGGTTATCGTCACCCAGGTACGGAGCGCTATTTATTAAGCTCCCATAAAGATACACGTCTGGATGATTTGTGAGCAGCCAGTTTGACGTGTTGCTATTATTCAGAGCGTCTATTTTTTCATAGTACAACATCTCAAGCGTGTAAGTTCCGTCCGGCGACGGAAACGCCTCGATGCTGCCATCAACAATTGTAAAATATTTTGGCTTGCCCAGGGTATTAGAGGCTTCAGCTCGTAGCGTCGAAATCTCCGCCGTGCCTACCATCTCCAAAACATCGTGATCGGCAGTGGCTAAGCTCATTCTGATAGGCTCCAGGAAGTCATTCGGCAACGCAGTAAATTGAGTATCTAGATTTGCGTTTGCTCGCTTCTCCATTTGCCAGTGTCTTATGTCGCGATTGAAATTTGCTTCAGCTAACGAAATAAAAGTTTCGCTTACCGTCGATAAATCATCACGATTTAGAAAGTCGGCAATACTAGTCTTGAGCTCAGCGAAAGTTGTTATACTCATTGCATCTTTCCTTCGCGCCTAAAATACTGCTCTAGCTCCTTGAATACCGGCCTGGCTGCCTGGGCAGCTCCCTTAACGACTGGTTTAGCAAATGGAGCTAACGACAAAGCAGCATCACCAGCGCCCAATGCGACAGTGCCGAGAGCGCCTAAAACTCCAGGAACACCATTAAACCGATAAGCGTCCGGAATTCCCCTGGCAGCGTCGTAAGCGTCTTCCGCGCCCATCGCAGTGCCAACGCCTGGCATAAATCCAGCCGCATTCATTGCTTGAGTTGCCATGCGAGGGTCGCCAGTGTTTCTCAACACATAATCAAAAATAGATCCACCTATTCTGTTTTCCGTGTCGCTCGCTTCAAGCGCAGCCTGGAGTTCTTCCTGGGAAAATTTATAACCAGGCGGAACGCCTCGACCCCGATTACGACCTGACAATTCCATGTTTGGCTCACGCGGTGTATTCATCTCAAAAGCTTCGCCGTCTACGCCCATCGTAATGTCGTACTGGCGACGAAATTTTTGCTCCTGCATGTTTGCAATCTTAGCTTTTAAATTTGTTTCTATTTCGCTCATAGACCCCTCATATTGTAATAAAGGGGATTTTCTGGTTGCCCAGGTTGAGGTTGCTGCATTCCTAACGCGCCCATCACACCGCCGGCACCAAATGGAACAGACATGGCGCGTTTGTTCATAATCATATCAAACAACACCTGGTCAGGCGTCGTGCCTCGCTTGGCTGCCGTTGTAGCAGCTCGATCACGCATGGCACCCATAAACGTCGTCTGGCTTGTCGGATCCACGCCAGTCCTTCTAGCAGCCCCCATCCACAACGACGCTTGCACTTGCGGACCAGTTAAGCCCAGCTCCTGGCCAAGCTCAAACATAAAGTCTTCCATAGCGCCGTATTCGGCATCCCTGGGCATCTGCGCCCAAACAATAGAACTTTTTTCCATTTCCTCGATAGGTACAACCCCACCTTCAACGGCTGCTTTAGGGTTGAAACCAGGCTTTCCATTTTTTTTAATTTGAAAATATTTTTTTGATTTTGGATATTTTTTTAAAAGTTTTTGCATGAACTCGTCACCGACCTCGGTGCCGGCAGTGTTGAGCCAGTCCGGATCTTTTGAGGCCATACCAAAATACCTGGTAAAATGCAGATCAGCCGCAATATTTTTTTCGCTGCCTTTTAGAGACGCAGTAAATCCTTTTGGTTTAGGATTAGTAACTAACGAACTTTTTGTAGGCGCGACGCCAGGCTCTGCGTTGCCAGCAAACTCACCACGCAATTGACGCCCTACAATCATTTCCTGATTGCCGGCAGTTTTGTGGCCGTATCCTGGGGCTCTTTCTTTTGCTAAAGCTCGACCGTCAGCATCCGAAAAAACTTGTTTAGCTTTATCAGCATAATTAGGATCGGTATAAAGTTTTTCGCGGATAGCTGTAGCGTTACCAATGTTTGGTAAAACTTTTGAACCAGGTGAGGCAGCGCCTATCAAATCTAGAAATTCGTGATACTGCCGCAAGCCCTCATCTTGTCCGTATCCAGTCCTAAACCAATCGAGCAACTCTTCACTGTTGTACCAGTCTTCTCCAACCTCCAAGCCAGCGTTAATACTTCTGAGCATGTCCTGGCGCATGGGATTATTTTTATCCCTAAGAGCCGACAACGATTTTTCTAACCTAGCTGTTAACTTAGTTGGCTTATAACGTAAAAACTCAACCTCATTACGATTAGGACCGGCACCGCGATACTCAGGCTTAGAGCCTGGCGGTTTGCCGAATAAGCTTAGTAAAGCTTCCTGACCCTTCTTGAGATACGCCATTATTTTTTAGGTGGCCGACCGCGTTTAGATCCGTAGGTGCCTTTTCCTTTTGGCATTAAGCTCTCCTTTTTGCTTTCTTCTTAGTCGGTTTCTTTTTCGCCGTTTTCTCAGCTCGTTTAAATTGAGCGTCCGAAGGACGACCCTTTTCGCCTTTGCGCTTCATACGCTCTCCAGAACCGGCTTTAATCCGAGCTCGTTTTTTAGCGATGTTCATATAAAGCGACAAAAAAAACTCCTGTTTAATCTTGCGATCAAATTAACATGAGCCAGGCAATATCACCTAAATTTCATGCAATCCCTTGGAGGTTGCGGCGGAGGTCGCCGCGATAACGCTTAAACGCGCCAGACATGGCTGTAGCACCTTCGCTTGAAAAAGTTAGCGCCAGCGAGTCCGCGAGATCGGGTGAGTTGAAGCCTCTCTTCTTGAGATCTTGTTTGCTTTCCGCTTTAATTTTTCCGGAACTCGTAAACGTATACCTCAATGACGTCAGCTCCGACAAAAGCTGATCGTTCTTCGGGATCTTACACGACCGGTTTTCTAGCCAGGCTTTTGTTTTAAACCAAAGCTCGGCGCGTAAGTTTAAATAAGTTTCTTTCATGGACGGGCTTTCGCTCACGTTGATAGCGCGAACCGGCACACCAAGTTCATTAAGCCTGTCAAAACATCCGGCTCCCTGGCCAATACTGTCGATCATAATTTCCAAGTTGTCCTGCTCAAACGGTTCCAGGGCGTCGTACTCCGCTTTGACACGACCAACGGTCTGCATGAGGTCTAAGCCGCCCCAGGAGCGCATCTCAGTCACTACGGAGCCTCTACGCTTGCATAACGCCGTTTTGTCGCCTCCATACCTGGCCACGTCCAATGCCCACACCATTGGCGTCTCAGGGCTCTCCTCGATGTCTCGATGCTGCGCTGCCTCGACCAGGTGAAACGGAATTATCGTGTCATCGTCGGCCAGTGGAAAATTTCCAAGTACGCGAACATTAAACGCCGAACTTTCTGGCCCGTAGCGGTCACGCATCTCGTCGATAAAGTCCTGGGCAACTAACGGGCTGTCTTGGCAACTCCACGTCCTGGTCCACCAGCTTTTCCGCATTCGGTTGTGGCTCTCAAAAAATGTGCCGCTCGAACGGGTAGGGTTCGACAGCATCAACGTCGTCGCGTTAACGGATGACATTGATCCGGCGCTGGCCTCAAAGACTACTTCCGGAACGCCTGACGCCTCATCTATCACCAGCAAGACATTTGCACTATGAATTCCTGCCAGGGCTTCCCCAGCGTTCTCAGCTCTCGCCGTCCGGCAAGAGATAAAAGCTTCAGCCGGTGCAGCTACAAGCTCCACACGATCAGACTTAACGTTTAACAATTGCTGGAGCTCCGTAGGCAATTCTCCGATCCAGGATTTCAATTCAGAAAACATCGCGTCAAATAATTGGCTGCTAGTGGGGGCCGTCACAACGACTTTGCAGGGAAACTTGAGCATCAAAAACCATAGCATTGCCCAGCTCGCAGTAGTACTCTTGCCAGTGCCGTGTCCAGATTTTATGCTGAGCTTCCTAGTAGGGGAGGCAACCTCTCGCAAAAATTCCGCCTGGTAATCAAAAGGCTCAACTCCAAGGATCTCCTGGACAAACCTAACCGGATCGTTTTGATACGTCGCGACAAACTCCTCCATGAAATTAGTCGTCATTTTCGATAACCTTCGTGGCGTCCGGAATAGTCTTCATTTTTCGCAAAGCATCGAGGTGCATGTCGCCCAGGGAGATCGTGACCTCCGTCTGGCCGGCCCTGGTGCCGTAGCGGTTCTGGTTCCAAGCCGTGGCAACAAATCGATGCTGGCTGGCTTTCTCCCTGGCAATAGCAACATCCACCTGGTTGAGATCCTTTGTCCTGGATCCCTCGTCAGCCTGGTCGCGCTCAAGCTGCCGCTCTTTTGCCAAATTTTCAAAAATTTGAAAGCCCATCTCCGCGTGTGCGTCCGCTGCCTTTTCGCGTATCGCCTCAATCGCTTTGCTGTACTCGTCGTGATTTATAAGCAACCGGTGAAGGTAGCCTCGGTTGAGGTCTAGCTCTTTTGCTAGGCTGCTTATGGTGCCGCCAGTCATGAGAAAATCTTGAAGGTAATCTGCACCACCTCGCGTTTCGATCTTCTCCAATGCCTGGCGGCGTTTTGGTCTTCCGGCCATGTATGAACTCCTGCTTCTTAATGTTATCCTATTTGGTTTTCTCTCACCAAATTTTGGCGTCAGTGTGTGTCTTGACCAGGCTAAGCGACGGGGGGTGTATTTGGTCGAGGGGGGGGGTATTTTTGTCTATTTGCGACATTTTTGGTTTCTAGTGCATTCCGGATCCGGTCAAGGATTTTGTAACCCATTGATATCATTGCGGTTATCAGCGTTTTCATAAGATTATCCTTTTTCGCATAATTTACATTATGTTAACTGTTTATGATATTTGCCTCGCGTGTGCGCGTGTGCGCGACCCCGTCGCCGAGTGCGAAACGTAGGTCAAGAGGGCAGCGCGAGAGCAAAAGAACTTGGGAGAAGGACCTCGCGCTGCCAGTTGAAGGATACCGATCGGGAGGAAACGATAACCTTATCGAGGTAATAACTAATCATAACCACAGATCCCCGAGCCAACCAAAATTACACGTCATCCATTTGCAATCGGTACGCGATTACCAGGTAGTTGATTTGATCCAGCAAACTATCCTCGTGGAAGCCGGTGTTATCCATCCGTGAAGCTTTGAGCTCTGCCATCATCCGAGCAACCTCGTAGGCTGTCAGCTTCTCGCCAGGCTTCAACTTGTCCTGCACGACTGACGTCCACCTATCAGCTATCGTTTCGTGCAGTGGTCGAGCGTCTCCGTAGCTCTCTTCACGATCCATCAGGATATTATTCGCTCTGTCTAGAATTGTTTTATAGTTCATCTTTACCTCTCGCTCTGTATTTCGCGTAACCTCGATCGCTCACCACTTTGACGTAACCACGATCGATTAGTGTATGGAGCTGCTCCAGCATCTCGTCTTTTGTCTCGTCCATAGCGCCGGCTAACGTCACGAGATCCATGACGCCCTGGGAGCGCATAAACGTCAGGACGTGCAGCTCGTGCCTGGACAATGGTTCCCTCGTTCTGCGGCGTTTCTTATCGTCGGGCAACGCAGCCCGTAATCCTATCTTCGCTCGCTTGCGTTCGAACTCCATCATGGCGACGCGCATTTTAACCTCGTCCATTCTGAATTTCCCACTTGCGCCGGATGATCGCCTGGCGCTGGAAGTTGTTCCAGCTTCTCAGGTCCGGCATATTGAGGTGCCGTTTACGATTAGCGATCGACTCCAACTCAACCAAATCGGTGACAGCTCTGAGCAAACGCAAGAAGTCCTGCTCGCTCATCTCCCCGTAATCCGGAGCTTTCC